AGTATCTTTTAAGAATGGCGGAGAGGTTAGAAAGATTGCAAGAGGTTGTGGTAAAGTAATGAACAATAGAAGAAAAAAAACTAAATATTCATAGGAGTAAATTATGTTTAAAAAAACCAAAGGCTATGCTAATGGTGGTATGGTTAAAGGCACTAAGTATATGTCCAAAGGCGGATCAGCTTCTAAAGGTACTAAGTACATGTCTAAGGGCGGAGCAATGAAAGGCACTAAATATATGGCAAAAGGTGGAGCTATGAAGGGTACTAAGTACATGTCTAAAGGCGGAAAAGTATAATAAATTTTTTACAAAAACAAAGGAGAGAGTGTTTTGTCATATTTAATTTCAAACATCCCGCAGTTTAAATGCTGGGTGAGAAAAGAGTTTACAGCCAACCATAGTAATTATCACGGAGAGTATTTACATGCTCTTGTTATAGCTGTTAATACCATTCCAGATAGATCCTTATCGTTTCAAGTAGTCTTTACAGGTTGCGAAATAGATAACGAAGAAGATGCACCTAATGTTCATGGCGGTGCTATGTGGGCAAGAATGCCTATTCAAGCTTTAGTAGCAGATATACCATTACAAGAATGGCCTTCTCCTATGGAAGATCATTTAGCTCAACCATGGGATTGTCTTAGCCATGATCATTCTGTTGTAGTTTTAGATAGGGTTAGTTCATCTCCTTGGATATGTAAAATAGGTGGAGAGTTTTATACAGGAAAATATTTATTTACAGTAGATTATACAGAAAATTCAATAGCTGATGATTCTGCTCAACATAAGCAATCACATGTGTTATATTTAACAGACGCTGGTGAGTATACTGGTAACTTTGTAGCTTTACCTAATAACAGAGTAAGAGCTACGAACCCTGCTTTATGGCGTGTTGGAGAAGGAGCACCAGACTTTATGCCTTCTCAATGGACGCATTCAGCAGAACAACATGAGAGTTATATGGATCCGAACATAACATTTAATAATTTATATGCTTCAGAGGAAGATTAAATGACAACATCAAGTAGTACAAACTTTGAGCCAGATGTAACTGAGTTTATAGAAGAAGCATTTGAAAGATGTGGATTAGAACTTCGTACTGGTTATGATCTAAAAACAGCAAAAAGATCTATTAATCTTATGTTAGCTGAATGGGCTAACCGTGGTCTTAATCAATGGACTATAGAACAGACAACTCAAACAGTTACTAAAGGCACTAACCAATATACTTTAAACTCTAATGTTATTGATATATTAGATTGCTCCATTAGAAGAGATACTGATGGAACTAACCTTGATTTACAAATGTCTAAGATCAGCAGAAGTGAATATCTAAATATTCCAACCAAGTCTACTGAAGCTAGACCTACTCAGTTCTTTCTTGATAAACAAGTAAGTCCTGTTTTAAATATATGGCCTACGCCAGAGAATAGTACAGATGTATTAGTCTTTAATAAACTAGTGAGAATGGATGATGCCGACACCGCCACAAATACAATGGATATGCCTTTTAGGTTTTTTCCTTGCTTCGCTGCTGGTCTTGCTTATTACATAGCTATTAAGAAAGCACCAGAGAGAGTTGTTATGTTAAAGCAAATGTATGAAGATGAATTTGAAAGAGCTCTATCTCAAGACGAAGATAGTGCTTCATTTAGAATTGCACCATACTTAAGACACGGATACTAAAATGGCTTACGCAGCTGGTAAATTTGCAAGAGCTCTTTGCGATAGATGTGGATTTGAATACAAGCTGTCACAACTAAGAGAAGAATGGAACGGTTTAAAAACATGTAGAGATTGTTTTGAACCTAAACATCCACAGCTTGAGCCATTACCACACGTATCAGATGCAGAAGCTTTATATAAACCTAGACCTAATAATGATGTAGAATTAGGAGATGGAGCTGTTTACACAAATGATGGTAATTCTAATTCTTCAATGACATCTGATCCTATAGGATCTAAGATATTAGGATATGAAATGACAGGTTCTCTTGGCGAGGTTACAATAACAGTATGACATTATCAGAGTTAAAAACATTAATTAAAAATTACGTACAAAACGAAGAGACTACTTTTGTAGCTACTCTTGACGATATGATCAAGAATACAGAAGAAAGATTATTTGAATTAATACAGTTTGATTTTTTTAGAAAAAATGTAACAGGTACTTTAACAACTGGAAATACATATTTAACAGCACCCACAGATTTTAATTTAAGTTTTTCACTAGCTGTTATAGACGCTAGTGGTGATTATCATTACTTAGAAAAAAAACATGCAAGCTTTATGAGAGAATATACTCCTGATCCTACAGACACATCATTAAGAGGATTGCCAAAATATTATGGAGATTTTGATAAAGAACTATCTACTGCTTCAAATAATGGATCTACATTAATTGTAGCACCAATACCAGATGCAGATTATTCAGTAGAGTTACATTACTTATACAAACCTAATAGTCTAGTGACTGATACAACAGGAACATGGTTATCACAAAATGCTAGAAACGCATTGTTATATGGATGTTTATATGAAGCATATACTTTTATGAAAGGAGATACTGATCTTTTAGCTTTATATGAAAATAGATTTCAACAAGAAACTGCAAGACTAAAAAACAAAGCGGAGGCTAGAGGAAGAAAAGACGAATATCGTTACGATTCTATTAGAAACGCCACCACTTAAGGAGAGAGAAGATGGAGAGAGTAGAAAATCTAAAAGGTAAAACTATAGCTATTGTCGGTCTTGGCAAGAGTTGGTTTGATTACTGTGTAGCAAAATCACATGGAGTTCACTTTGACGAAGTATGGGTGATAAACGCTGTTGCTTCTGTTATATACCATGATCGAGTATTTATGATGGATCCTGCAAGTAGATTCTTTGATACTGACAATGCAGGCAATCAAACACATGGAATGCTAGAGGTTTTAAAAAATCATAAAGGGCCTATATATACGTGCGAGTTAGATGATCGTGCACCAGGATTAGTAGAATATCCAATACACGAAGTTTTAAAGGATACTGATTGTTATTACTTAAACAACACAGTTGCATACGCAGTAGCTTTTGCTTTGTGGAATAAGGTAGGAACTATAAAAATGTTTGGCATTGATTTTACTTACAAAGGTAACTTACATTTTGCAGAATCTGGTAGAGCTTCTGTAGAGTTTTGGTTAGGCAAATGTATGAATGCTGGCATTCAAGTTGAAGTAGCATCTTCTAGTGGTTTATTAGATACTTGTGTTCCTCTTGATGAAAAGCTATATGGGTATCATAGATTAAAAGATCCTTTAGTTGTTTCAGTAGATCAAAATGGTTCTCTTTGTGCTACTAAAAAAAGCAATACAAATACAAATAAAGATGAACCTAAATATAAATTAGCAGATAGATATGACTCACATTTACAAGAACCAAAAGAATGGTAGTTAAAATTACACCCGATGGATTGCCACAATTAGGTATGGTAGAAATTGCTACAACCCAGTATGGCGGCCATCCTCCAGAGTTTTGGGCAGAAAGGCTTGCTGAAAAAATAGTAAGTAACAGTGAAAGTCAAGATCCATATATACAAGAACAAGCTAGAGCCTATAGAGACATGATTTACAAGGTTTGTTTGATTTATATAAAAAATGCTTTAAAATCTTATAAAGCCACTTTGATACAAGATTTATCTAGTCAAGGTAGCGAAGATATAGCAAAAATAATTAAAGGTATTTAATATGGCAATAACATCAACATTGACAACCAGCTTTAAAAAGGAACTTTTAGAAGCTAAACATAATTTTTTAGCATCAGGAGGCAACTCTTTTAAACTAGCTCTATACACAAGTTCAGCTACTTTAGGTGCAGCAACAACTGCTTTTACTACAACTGGTCAAGCTACTGGAACTAACTATACATCTGGTGGAGCCGCATTAACTAATATAAATCCTACATCTAGTGGAACTACAGGCTTTACTGATTTTGCTGACTTAACTTTTGGTACTGCTACGATTACTGCAAGAGGTTGCATGATCTATAACGACACAAACGCTGACAGATCAGTAGCAACTATTGACTTTGGTGGAGATAAAACTTCTACCGCAGGTGATTTCACTATAGTTTTTCCAGCAGCAGCAGCAAGTACAGCTATTATAAGAATAGCTTAAGGTTAGCCGAGAATGGCTAATATAACTGGTTGGGGTAGAGGAGCTTGGGGTTCCAATACCTGGGGTGAACCCAATCCAGTTACCCTCACAGGAATAGCAGCAACAAGTGCTGTTGGTTCTTTAACTATTGTAGCGAAAGCTAATATAATTCCAGCAAGTCAAGTAGGTACTACAGCAGTAGGAACTCCTACTCTCGATTGTGAAGCCAATGTAAGTGCAACAGGTCAATCTGCAACTTCTGCACTAGGCACTCCTACAACCATAGCAAAAGCTAATATAAACGTAACTGGTCAATCTGGTACGAGTGCTGTAGGATCAATATCTATTGTTGCAAAAGCCAATATAGTTCCTAGCTCTCAAGTTGGGACAACTGCTATAGGAGGAGTTGGTGTTAATGGAGACGCAGTTGCAAATGCACCAGGGGCAGTTGGATCTGTTGGCGGGGTTGGTGTTGATGTTGATGGAGAAGCAAATGTAATAATATCGGGAGTCGTTGGAACATCTGCTGTTGGATCTGTAACCGTACACCATAACGAACAGTTTAATATTGATGGTGTATCTAGCACAGGATCAGTTGGATCAATAATAATTATAGCTAAAGCAAATGTTGTTCCTATAGGCGTTGAGGCCATTGGATCAGTAGGAAGCGTATTAGTGTGGGGACTAATAGATGATACACAAACTAAAAATTATGCTAATATAAATACTGA